ATCAGTATCTACGCCATCAGTTGCAGCCTGAAGTAAGATATCTCTATTTTCATATCCTTTGAGTCGGGCCTCGACTAATTGAGAAAGAAACTTAAATGTATTTTTTTCTCTAGTCTGCTCAACACTGTAGTTTTTATTCGGATCTACCATTGATAGTAGATCTCNCTCAGTATCTACACCATCAGTTGCAGCTTGAAGTAAGATATCTCTATTTTCATATCCTTTGAGTCGAGCCTCGACTAACTGAGAAAGAAACTTAAATGTATTTTTTTCTCTAGTCTGCTCAACACTGTAGTTTTTGTTAGGATCTACCATTGATAGTAGATCTCGTAAGTCAGTTAATACAGATCTATTTGATACGTGGATAGTTCTCATTATATACGTAGCATATAATACTAACGAAGATAATGGTAAATTGAATCCACTACCAATATCACTCTTGGCCATTTAAGCCCCTCACTTCATCACCATAACAAATTATTCTTTTAAAAGATCGATTAATTCTTGTGGAGTAATATAAGTATAACCTTTATTATCATTTATATATCTACTTAGAATATCAAACTCAGTTAAGCTCTTGTCTGTAATATAATCATACTCTTTACACTGTTCGAGTACTTCCTGAGATTGACGTCTGATTATATCATTCTTATAATCGCACTTAATTGCAATATTTGGATTATTCCGATAGAATGATTTTAGAATATTTATATTCTCATGCTCAAGTGTAAATTCCATTCGGATATTATCTACACCTTCAGCTTGCCGTTGCCTTATAAACTCAATAATCTTTTGAGGATCATCTTTAATCATCTCATCAAAATTTATTGTATCATATTTATAAGAATTGATTTCTTCAAAGTGAATATAATAATTTCTAGTAGTTATATTATGGAGTAAGATCAAATATCCTTTAGGTTGCTCTTCTCCATAACACCATCTATATGGCGACCCACAATAGTAAAAATCTTTTTCATAGCATCCAGATACATGTACATGCCCAGATATAATTGGTCCCATGGAATACTTAAAGTTTTCCATACCAAATACTGGACTTGGAGCATCTAGATCCATTTTATCTTTTCCATATATTGCACCTCTAATTGTACCATGCATGCATACTGCATCATACACATTCGTATACAATATATTCTCGTAAAACTCCTTTCCTAATCCTGCAATTTCAGGTATACATAGGATTCGTTTTCCTTTTACGTACTCAAATTTTATAGATTCAATAACCCGTACATCTACTGTCGGATCATTCATGTATCTATAAAATAACTTTGTTTGATTTGCATCATGTGATGGAGTACCATGTAATATAAACAAGGTACATTGTTTTTGTCTACAAATTTGGACTAATTCATCTACAAATTTCATTGCATACATAACTGCATCTGAGTTACTCATGAACTTATGATGAAATAAGTCGCCGTTGATTGATATTAAGTCTAAGTTTAATAAATTTATACGATCTATAAACTGTTGTTTTAAGATCTGATATTGTTTTGATGGTTCGAATACACCAAAGTGTATATCTGATATATGAGCTTCAACTAAGATTTCTTCTTGCATTACTAAGCTCCTTAAGAAAAAGTAACCGTGAGGTTCCTTGAAGGACCTCACATCATTTATTAAACTGTTTGTTCGTTAATTAAAAAATATAAAAATAATACCCTAGGAGAATTGAAGCTCCTAGGGTAATTTTATTTATACTTCTTCAATACGATCTAGAATTGTATATAAATCGGACGAATCAGAGCCTCTAATATGTAATAGATTTATATATTTATAATATCGCATTACATAGTCATTTATTACTCTAATCGTATAAACTCCATCTTCATAGTCTACACCGCGTACATTTTTACGGATTGATAATTCATCATTCAATAATGAATATATCATATTATATATCTTTTTAGACAGCCTAGTATCTTCATTCTCGTTCTGAGTTGAAGATAAATAAAGAATTTCATCTTTTGTTACTACAGTAATGCAATTATCATCTGCAATCTTGAAATCTTTTGTAGTACTGCTTTCTAAAATATTACATAAAAATGCAATAAATCCTTTTAATGCACATAATGGAGGTATTATATTAAGACAATCCCATGATGTCGGAGTAATATGCATATTAACAACATACCCATTTTCATAGTTATATAAATATTTAATATTCATAGCCCCATAATGGAGTTTAACTTCGTATGTTGGCGTAAAAATATCAAATTTATATTCATCTACAACCATATTAAATCCACTGTATCGTATACCGCTATATAAAATATCAGGGTTGAATGATCTGTCTATATTTCTAAATTTATCTATAACCTTAGCTAAATTTACCACATATCGAGTCAATATACTGTGTGGTAAATTTAGATGTTGATCTTTAATATTAAATTTGTCGCTCATTGTTTATCTCCATGCAATATTTCATAAGATTAATGAAAGATTTCATTAAAGCATTAAGAATATTAATGAATAGAATTTCATCGATTTTACTCTTAATTTCTAATTCGCCATCTTTAAACTTAATGCTTGAAGTAATTTCATTCTTTGATATATTTTTTATAGAAATACTAATCTGATTGCTTTGCTGTTTCAATCCGATTGTACAAGATGTAGATTCAGATACCATCAATGCAATATAAATAGATCCTTCTCTACTATATGTAACAGGGGTGTCATTATACATATTATTTTTATCATTCCGATAAAACCATACTGTTTCGGCTAGTTTGATGAATGCTGCCATCTCTACCATGGTATTGAATGAAGGAGATAATCTAGAAAGATCTCTAAAATATCTCCACATTTTATACTCATATACTAATCTACTAATTGGATTCTTAGGCTTTCTGATGGTAACTATATCAAAGAATTGGTTTTGCAAATTCTCCATATATACCCCCATTAATCCACCATATTATTAATCATTTCAATAGCTTTTTTATCAGCAATCTTAATAAATTTATGATCTTTATAACGGTAAACAAATGCAGTAGTACTTACTTTACCTTTATCATCTAATACACCAAGGATTACTACGATTACATCTTTAACCCTACGATACATCATATAATTGATTTCATCTGTTTCAATAACAAAATCTTTATCTACATCCGCATATAGATTTGTTTTGAAAGAAGCTATTGTACCAGTACGGGTTCTAGCTTTATCAACAATATCGATCTTTTTGAATAATTTATTTACCTTTTTATCTAAAGCTTCGTAGTCCATATCTACAAACTTGATTCGTTTTCTTAAAGAATCAAATGCTTCACTGTCTTCAGTAAATTTAATAATATCTTTATGCACTTCTTTAAGATCTGTTTTACCAGCATATAAATCTATTCTCAATCTATCACCAGCTGGTCTAAATGTAGTTAAAGTTTTTGCGAATGTAATAGCATCGTCATCATGATATTTATATACTCCTGCAAAAATTGCATTAAATAGATCATAATTAGATTTTACGCTTTTAATTTTAGTACTAACTTCTTTAAGGTTCATTGTTATTCTCCTTTTATAATTCATATCCACGTTTAGATAATTCTTCATCAATATTAAAATCTTTATTACCTTGATTGATGACTACTAATGCTAGTACATCCATCAAATCAAGATACATGTTTTTATATCTATCTTCAGATTGCATATTTTACTATGCTCCTTTCATTAAGATAAAATTGTTTTCTTAATTTCTGAAGTTCCAAGAATTATATTAGAATTTTTAATTTTGCACGTTTCAGCATAATCTTCAAGATCTTTGAATAATTCATCATCTAGTTTACTTACGCCTTTAAGTGTAATATTACCATTCTTACTAATCTTTTCTTCAAATAAGAAACAATAAATCCTATCAATACTTACATTTAATATAAATATTTTACCAGTAAGCTTGCCTTTGATTCCTAAAACTACAGTCGAATTTTTATCAGTCGGACCCTGAACGTAAATATAATTTTTATCATCTTCATCTACAAATACAGGATCTTGGCCTGGTCTAACATCTATAGACCCAATTAATTCTGGAGTGATTATGCTTTGTACTATAGAACCCAATTTAGAATGCTGCTCTTCTGTTAACTTTGCTGCAACTGGGTTCTTAGTGGTTTTAACTAATGCATTAGTATAAATACTAATTTCATCGGCCATTTTATCCAAATAATCAATATAGTTAGGATTTTCAAATATTTCCTTAGATACTATAATATCAGTTGGTGATATAGCTACCATATTACTATTATTTTGGAATATTTTAACCATATCTCTTTCAACAGAAACATTGAATCTCTTTACATTTATAGCATTAAGTGCACCATATATTTTTGAAATTTTAAATATAGGTTGGAGTATTTTTGTAAAGATCTCTTTTAATTTATCATCATCTATATCTTCCATATCATATAGAGAATAGCACATTTCAAAATTATCTAAAGCCTCAACATGCTCATCAACTACCACGCCTAAATCGCACAATATAGAAGTAGATAATGCTTTAACTACTTTGATAACACCATCGTCTTCAGCTACTGTACCGCCAGCCATTACTTGAAATTCATTTTTTCCTTTAATTAATTCAAAGCTAAGATCGAACAGCTTTTCTTCATTACAGTTAAAATGAATTACATGTTTAATAGTTTTAGAATCTGTGGTTTTTTCATAAGAAGTTTTATACGAATCTTCATATAAATTAGAATGGATCACAAATTCAGCTCCAATAAATGGTTCACAAAATTTCTTTATAATTCTAGATGCCTTACTGTTTGGCATATCAATAATAGCACCCACTAATAGATTCATTTCCATTTTATTTTTCCTCCTTAATAACTTTAGGAATTTGTTTTACAATTTTAAGAAGATTGAATACATCGCTTCCATATGTAAAATTCCTAATATTATATCTGGAGGTGATTCTAATATCTGTCACATCTAAGTCACAAGAAATAGAATCATAGTAAGGATCAATTATTCTTACTAGATTAACACCATGATAAAATACGACGCGGAAAGTATCATCAGATAATTCATCGAAGTTTGTTTCATCTTCTTTAGCTCTATCTGAATTAGCTTTTATATATTCACAAATAGATCTAAGTCTATCTGTAATAATATTCTTATTATATAAAGACATCGGCATAACTTTTGTGAATTCATTACCACCGACGTTCTTAATCCTAATAGACCCTACTTTAGTATCACTTTCATATGAAGAATAATCACAATCATATCCTTCACCAAGAATCATAATAGTACCACGTAGAGCTAATAGGGTATTAAAGTCTAAAGATCTACTAAGTTCAAACTTAATAGATTTGACTTGTTTATCAAAAACTGTAATTGAACAGTTTCCATATTTAAATTCGAATTTAAATATTACTACATCATTGATTACACTAGAGCCTTCAAATGTACATAGATTATTACGTACACTAGCTCCAACTACATCGTTGATTTCTTTGCCTTTTTTACATAATTCTGCAAGGCCAATTAAGTAAGGACTTATATCCTTAAAAAGTTGTCTAGGAGTCAATTCATTCATATCTGTTGACCATCCTTTCGTGAAATAAATAAAAAAAAATGGTTTATACACTAGAGACACATGGTAGAAAAGTTTTCATGTAAGATGAGAGAGAATTTATGAATTTATTTTATAGGAGAGTATTATAAAATTTCATTATTATTCAATGTGTGTTTTGGTTGTTAGTGTGTGTTTTGTATGTGTTGTGTGTCTCTAGTTATAAACCTTTATAGGGGTTCGATATGACATATGCCAGGGAGTAGAGGCATCATCATATCACCTAAATAATATATAGTTAAAATATATATTACAGTATAGAATTTTCTTTTTTATTTAATTCCAAATCTATAGGCATATTAAACACAAGTCTACTCATATAAGCGATACTACTATTAAATGATTCATCTTCTTTAATCTTATCTGTGATAAAGATAGAATCGCTTAAGTTCATTAAGACTAGATAAGCTAATACTTCTGAATTGTCTTTTAATGAATCCGGTATATCAGTAAAGCTAATTATATTCTTAGATAATCCATTATGATAAATATAGTTAGCTGTAGCTAATTTTAATATTCTAGTATCTTCGCTTTTAAGAATATTCAAGAATATATCTCTGACAATAGTTTGGTCTTCCGATATATTAAATTCTTTAAATTCAGTTAATACAGCAATCTTCTCATAATAAGTAAGTTCAGTAAATGGTTTAACTTTAAATAATTTGATTATCTTATAACCATTATATTTCACATACTCATCATACCAATCAGTTTTTCTAAGATCATCTAATAGATCTTCTGTTGGATTGATAATGTCTTTAAATAAATCAAAGATATTAGAGCTACTAATTAATAGCTCTCTATCTAATCTTTCACCAATAAACTCAGATGCTTCTCTAGCGGCATCTGGCTTATTTAGTGATTTTATTTTTTTGAGTTCTTTGATGGTATCTATCACTAAACTCTTATAGTCTTTATTTTCCATTATAATAACCCAAGTTTCACGTTACTATAAATAAAATCTACAACCCCAGCAACTAGAATATCATGAGTATTATTATCGATAATCCCAGGATTATCATATCTGATCTTTATATTGCTGAAATTGTTAAATGATCCATAGAAGAAGTTTGCGGTAAATCCCCATGTCATCATGCGTTCATTATCTAATATTTTAGTATTACAGATTATATATGAATTATCTTCATTAATAATGAGATCTTTTAGTTGTTTTAATAGATCGTTTACATTCATTAAAGTAATGAAAGAATATAATTCAGTAAGTTCTCTAGATTGTTTAACTGGGAGAATGTCTTTTTGTGGACGTAAGAAATCTTCTACTGTAGGAATCTCTTCAGGGATTTCATCGAAATCTCTACAGTATAAAGATAATTCTACTCTAGCTTTAGCAATATCTTTCTCAGAGAATTCATATTTAATATTATCAAGATCTTTTTGTTTAAATTCATCGATAATATTTCTTAGTAAATTATTATATACGTAATCGCTCATTTTACTATGCTCCTAAAAAATTAATAAGTATTATGAGTATGTGAAAAATACTATAAAAATAAAAAAAAAATAAGGAGATCCATATTAGAATCTCCTTATAATTTTATGCTAAAGTTGCACGTACTTCTTTAACCATTCCTGACATGGATTTTGCATCTGGAAATAGATCAGTAAGTTCAAATAATTTTAATTTACGATCTGTATCTACAACAGTAAATGCTAGATCTTTTTCGCAATTGAAATAGGATACGCCGTCAATACTAAGAATATTATTTTCTTCAATAGCTACAGTATTTTTACTAAGTTCTAAATGTGTTAGTTTATTTTTGGTAAGTCCATTATAAATAAACTTGGCACGATCTGCATAGTTATTGCAAAGTTTAGTATATGTAGCTAGTACGATTTCACCGGTCTTAGCATATACAACTTTAGTTGTATTATGTGGTTCAAATTCAGGAAGTACATAGAACCCATATTTATTAGTAAGATTTGTATAGATATCTAAGATGAAACCATTGATATCACGCATAGATTTCTTATTTTCATTTTCAATGGTCACATTAATATCATTGGTCTTCAATGTAGTCGCAGCAATCTTAATATTACCAATCTGAATTGCTATTTTAGAACCGCCGATAATAATACGAGTATCTGTAATTAATCCTTTAGAAGTTTTACAGATATCACTTCTAGTGCCCTTTTTACAGACAAGAATTCCTCTTACTAAAACAGATAGAGTGAATAAATTCTTAATACATTCATTAAAATTTTTTATTTCCTTTACACCATATTTCATATTAAATCTCCTCACTTGATCAATGGATCCTCATAATCTATAGCAGTAAATAATGTATCATAAATACTGTATACTGCATCAATGAATAATGCCAAATGTGTATTTTCGAAATAACAGAAATTACCAGCTTCTTCATTGTAATCTAATTTTACAATTTCTAATCTATTATCTCCACGTAATGCAAAT